TATGGGGTCTGCGTTTACTTACTTCAGACGATATACTTTGAGTTCTATGTTAGGCCTTGTAACAGATAAAGACATCGATGCAAGTGGTGAACAGACAGGCAAGCGTAAAGAAACAATTACAGACGACAGGTTAGCTGCTGCACTTGCTAAAATTAAAGATGGGTCTTACACAATGGAAAAATTAAAAGAAAAATTTGAATTAACACCTAAACAATTAGAGCTATGTTAGAAAAATCACTATACAAAATAAATGCTGAATACATGGAGTTATTTGGCAGGATAGAAATGGCAGAAGGTGTGTTGACTCCTGAGTTAGAAGAAGAACTAATCATTAAGAAATCGGAGTTAGAAGTTAAGTCAATTGCTTATGTTGAAGTTATCAAGCAAAGAGAAAGTTTAAACGATAGAATAGACGATGAAATAAAGCGATTACAAGCGATTAAAAAGCATAACGATACATTGGTATCGAAACTTAAATCAAATCTCTTACAAGCCGTAAATGTATTTGGTAATTATGATGCAGGATTCTTAAAATTTAGCACACGTAAATCTAAGCAGGTTGTTGTTGATTACGATGTGAATGACTTGCCAAAGCAATACAAGACTGTAAAAGTTACAGAAACAGCAGACAAGGTGGCAATAAAAAAAGCAATCGAAAGCGGACAAGAAGTTTATGGTTGTCGTTTAGTAGAAAACATTAACTTAGCAATAAAATGAATGATTTATATTATGAGTCCACTTATGAGATTCAGCAATTAGAAGGAGAAGAGTTAGAATATTATTTAAAAACATTATGAAAAGAAGTATAATTGACTTTAGTGACATCCCAATAGACGAGATACGGATGCGACTAAAGTACCAAAAGAAAAAGTATAGTGTAACAGAATGCGTCAAAGAGGCGTTTAGAATAGCAAATAATAAAATAAAAGAAGATGAGCAAAAATGAAATGAAATTTAACGGAAAGATCACTAACATTTTAGAAGTGATTGAAGTGGGTGCAAACAAGAAAATAGAGTTTGTAGTAACAGAGACAGAAGGCCAATACCCTCAAGCGGTAAAGTTTGGAATCTTTGGAACGGAGAAAGTAGATAAGTTCTTGCAGTATAACAAGGTTGACCAAGAAGTTGAGGTGTTGTTTAACTTTAAAACAAACGAATGGCAAGGCAAGTATTTCACGTCGATTGACGTGTGGAGAGTTAATAAAGTTGAATCAACAGAACCATTTTAATATGAAGAAAGACGTTAAAAGCCTTGCTGACTTAAGTGAGGCTAAACGCCTAAAGGCGATTGAATACTACAGTCACATAGCACGTGCAATGATGTTATGCCAATCTGCACTACATTCACTGGATGATGTAAGCGACAATATGTTTCACAAGCACGAAATTAAACGCACTATAAATCAGTTCATCAATGGAGTTGAAAGGTTTGCGACTACATTTGTAGAGAATAACAATGAGACAATGGCACAGACTTATAGCAACATTATCAAGCAGATTGACGAGTTCAAAGAAAATATTAAAGTTCAGATACAATGACACCGAAAGAAAAAGCAATAGAGATAGTTGAAAAAATGGAGAATGATTTCCAATATTTTGCAAGTAGAGAAATAGCAATAAAACACGCCTTAATTGCAGTTGATGAATGTCTAAAAACGTGTGTTTATTCAATGATTTATTATTGGCAAGAAGTTAAAGAAGAAATAGAAAAATTATGATTTCAAGAAATAACAAGAACAGGCAACGATGGATGATAGCAATGCAGTTTGATGTCGACCGTTGGAAGTTTAGAGAGAATAGGGTCGGTGTCATTAATGTAGGTAGATTAATTAGAAAAGCATTTTATAATAAGGATAACGATGGAAATTAAAGAAAAGATTGAAGAATTAAAAGGAATGTTAACTGGAGACATCTTTAAAGATGGGGAGTTAATGATGGAAATTTATGAGTTGAAGAAACAACTTAATCCCGAAATAGAAACCAATCCAAGTGCAGATGATGATGACCTTGAGGAATGCTTGTACTGCGGAAGTTAATTAAATAAATTATGACAAGAAAAAAAGCAAATGAATTTCTTTATTCACTATGGGAGAATGGAGAAGTACCCTCAAATTTTACTGAAGACCATTCAGAATATGATAGGGCAGTAGAATTGTTAATTAAAGGGTTAGATTGGGAAGAATATGTAAAATTAGAAGTATTATGAAAGTATGAAAATTTGTTTTAAATGCAAGCGAAATCTACCCTTGTTTTTGTTTTTAAAAGATGATTCCAAATACCAAGTCAAAGCCGAAAAAGGCAAAACAAAAGTATGTAGGGTGTGTAATATTAAGCGAAGTTTAAAAACAAATAGTATCTTTGCAAGAGTAGACGGTAAGTTTATAACAATGCAAAAAAGTAAATTTGAAATAATAAAACACTTTTTAAAATGAAGATAAAAGTTAGTACAAGAGTTGTTTTTATATTCAAGGATTACGTTGTTAAAGTGCCCATCAGTTTACGTGGGTACTTACAATGTTTACAAGAACGCGACCTTTGGGATAAATACAAAGACCTCGGTATATTAGGCGAACTTTACAGTTACAACCGTGGAATAATCAGAATGAAACGATACGACCCTATTAAGGCAGTTGACCACTATGACATAGCAAATGTAAAAAAAGCTATTAAAGAGCTTGATATTGATATGTGCGACCTTTACAACAAAGCTAACTGGGGAGAACTAAATGGTAAAAGATACCTAATTGATTACGGTATTAATGAAGAAATATCAAAAATGTATAATTTATGAAATTAAGATGTATAGAAAAATACTTTGCTAATTTTACATACGGTAAAGTTTACGAAGTTGTAGGGCAAACAAAGAGTTACATTTGGGTAATAAACGACAAAGGGCAAGACCATCAGTTTGACACTTTCGAGAACTACTTTGAAGTAGTGACCGATAACGCACCAAGTTATTACAATAATGAGAAAGGTAGTTTGTATCTATTTGCAGAACAACAAGGACTAAATGCATGGGAAAGTGACATTATAAAAAGAGTGGTAAGATGCAGAAAAAAAGGTAACTTTGTACAGGATTTAGAGAAGACAAAGTTTTTAATTGATTTATACTTAAAAGAATGGAAACAGTAATAATAATCTTAGTTTATGTAGCTAACGTATTTTTAAATAGATGGTTAAATAAAAAATTGTATAAAATAGATAAATTTAATGGAATAAACCCGATGCTTTGGTTTTTCCCTATTGTTACTACTGTTGTCTTTGGTTTAGACCTTATAAATGAACAAAGTCGTAAAAATAAATTTACAGGTAAAAATTGGTAATATGGAAAGAGAAATAATAAATTGGGCTAAGGCTAGAAAGTTAGACAACCCCGACAATAAGTTTCAACAGTTTGCAAAGGTTGTAGAGGAAGTTGGGGAGTTATCCTCTGCAATATTAAAGCGAGATATTTCAGAAACGATTGATGCGCTAGGAGACACTTACATCACACTTGTTATATTAGCAAATCAAATGGGTTACTCGTTAGAAGATTGTGCAAAACGTGCCTTTAAAGTTATTGAATACCGAAAAGGTAAAACAATTAACGGAACGTTTATTAAAGAATAATTAATATGAAAGACTTAGAAAAATTAATAAGACTTCAATCTTTTTTAAAGTCTTACATTCAAACAAAAAAACAAAATGAGCAAATTAACATAAAATTAATTGGTAATTATAATAAAAAGGCATCTACTAATTTACACTATAATTCAATAAAAATTGAAGAATATACTCATGAAATACACTGTTTATGTGTTGAATTAGGGTTTGCAGATTTTAGAGAAAACGAATATTATAAAGACACAACAATTAATTTTGGTTCAATAGAAATGTTAATAAAAAAAAGAAAACCAAATGTTGGTATGTGATTAAAGTGTTACTATGGCTAATGGACAAGTACCATAAATCTAAGTGCCTAAAACTTAGCATATCACGATACGGTCGTAACACGCCAACATTTCGTTTTTTTAAACCCTTGCAGCAATTGGTGTAAGGGTTTTTTCGTTATCTTTAACCCCATGGATTTAATTGAAATAGCAAAGCATCACGACGAATGGGTACGGATTGTTAAACGCTTTGGGGCTAAGACCGAAGCGGAAGACATCGTTCAAGATATGTACATTCGTTTTCACAAATACGGCAAAGGTCAAGTAATAACCAAATCATTCATTTGGATTATGCTGCGCAACTCTTTTTATGACTCATGCAAGCGGAATGTTTCAATGGTTGACATCGACCTACTTGTTGACCTATCAGAGGATGAAAACAACAAAACGTACGAAATTGAGTTATACTATCAAAGTGTTGAAGATGAAATAAAAACATGGGAATGGTTTGATCAACAACTATTTTTATTATATTTACGAAGCGGAAAATCAATGCGAGAATTAGAAAAGGAAACTAAAATAAGTTTGACTTCTATTTTTCACACTATTAAAAAATGTAAAAGAAAACTAAAGATATGGCAAAAAGATCAAAAGGGTTTGGAGATACAGTAGCTAAGTTTACTGAAGCAACAGGGATTGACAAAGCTGTTAAATTCATTGCTGGGAAAGATTGTGGATGCGATAAACGTAAAGAAATACTAAACAAATTATTCCCTTACAAAACACCTGAATGCTTAACAGAACCTGAATACAAGCTATTGGAAGAGTTATTACCTCAAATATCTGTTAAGATTAAACCAAGTCAACAAATTGAGTTCTTAAAGGTTTACAATAGAGTATTCAAAACAAACGAGCGACCAACTTCATGCGCTAGTTGTTTAAACGATATGTTACGCAAAACAAGAATAGTTTTTAATGAATATAACAAAGAGTCATTCCCTGAAGGGCAAGGCGGATTTTTAGGGTAGACTTGACTAATCAAAGGATTTCAAATGAACACACACGGAGGCAAAAGAGAAGGGTCAGGAAGAAAGCCTTTATCAGATGAGATAAAAGGTTTTACTTTAGCACAGCCACACGTTGAAGATGCTTTCAGAGTATTAGCTGAGATAATGATTGATGAAGCTAAAAGACCATCAGATAGGATAGCAAGCGCAAAGATTTTAATCGAATATGGTTGTGGTAAGCCTAAAGAACATGTAGAGCAAGACATTAACATAAACACAACAACACTAAAAGACTTAATCAGTTTTGGTAGTACTGAATCCGAAATATAAAACATTTGCAAATGATTCTAGATATTTCATTGTTACAGGTGGTAGGGGTAGTGGTAAGTCATATTCTATTAATTTACTATTACTACTCCTTACATACGAAAGCAACCATGTTATCTTATTTACAAGGTACACTCTTACTTCTGCTCACATCAGTATTATACCTGAATTTATTGATAAGATTGATATACTAGATAAGCATAAAGATTTTCATATTACTAAGGATGAAATAATAAATCTAAGGACAGGATCAAAGATATTATTCAAAGGTATAAAGACATCGAGCGGAACACAAACTGCAAATTTAAAATCATTGGCAGGTGTAACAACATGGGTCCTAGATGAAGCCGAAGAGTTAACCGATGAAGATGTATTTGATAAGATTGATTACTCTATTCGACATAAAGAAAAACAAAACAGGGTAATACTTATCCTAAACCCCGCGACCAAAGAACACTTCATCTATCAAAAGTTTTTCGAGAGTAAAGGAGTTGAAGCCGGAGTAAACACGGTTAAAGGTGACACAACGTATATTCACACAACGTATAAGGATAATATATCAAATCTGTCTGAAAGTTTCTTAAATCAAATAAAAACGATAAAAGAACGTAGGCCTGACAAGTATAAACACACAATACTCGGTGGATGGTTAGAGAAAGCAGAAGGAGTTATCTTTACTAATTGGAGGATTGGGGAATATAATAAAGATAATGGTTCGGTATTCGGGCAGGATTATGGATTTAGTAACGACCCATCAACATTGGTTGAAACGTCAATAGATAAGACTAACAAGATTATTTATGTTAGACTTCATATTTATCAAACAGGTTTAACCACATCACAATTATCACAACTTAACAGACAATTTGCAGGGCGTGACTTAATAGTTGCGGATAATGCGGAGCCACGTTTGATTAACGAATTAAAGTCTCAAGGTTTAAATATTGTACCAACAATCAAAGGAGCGGATTCGGTAAAGTACGGAATAAGTTTATTGCAAGATTACGACTTAATTATTGATGAAAATTCAGTAGATTTGATAAAAGAATTAAATAACTATTGTTGGCTAGAAAAGAAATCAGAAACACCGATTGATAAATATAATCACGCATTGGATGCGTTAAGGTATGCAGTTAGTTATCAATTAAGTAACCCAAATAAAGGTAAATATGGAATCAGGTAAAAGTTTAAGACAAATGATTAATGAGAGCAG